GGTGTTTCATGCCAGGAACGCCCAGGCCTCAAACTAAACAAACTTCGGGCCGCGCATGTAAGATTGCAGCAAAGAAGCACCACCGGAAACTACCATAGGGCTGATCTTCTGCAAAACACCGGCGGCTCCACCAAACTCGTTGTTGAAAGCAATCTCAGCAGTCTTAACCAGGGTGGAGAGTATGTTTGTAGCCATACCAGAAGAAGGATCTTTAGATTTATCCTGAACCGTGTCCAGCATCTTGGACTCTTGCTTCTCACTAGCACGTTGTGCGGTGCGGTGAAACATGTGTCCTAGCGTGTTGGATGCGTATCTGGCACCATCTTGCCTGCGAATGGTGACTTCGTAAGTTTGAGCAGTAGGGGTGGATTTGAACACCAACAGGATATGGCGCAAGCCAGGAACATCTCCCAATGTGTCATCAGCGTCATCCGTCACTATACCGGGATAAAGTGGGGGACGATCGGTGTCAACCATTGATAGCCAATCCGGAGATCGCATCAAGGAGTTGGAAGAAGCGTTGTACATGGGCACAAAATCACTGTATGAATTATACTTTGGCCATGAACTAGGAACAGAGGTAAAAGAATGGCCTTCCGTAAGTTCACAGCCAGTATAAGTTCTGGTGTCCAGGGAACCTGCAACAAGGCTCTTCAAAGAAGTGAAAGAGCTGTTGGTTAACACTGCCTGTGTATCTTCGAGAGCACCAGTAGTTGCGGAAATGTTTATGGCGTTGTCCGTGCTCATAGCTTGGACAATGCCAGAAACGTTGAGAGCTGTTGTCAAGTTGCGAATCTCGACGCCTAAACGCAGTGGTCTGGTAGCTAGTGGTGTCGAAGACGCAAGAGGACCAAAACAGTTGTTCATGATTTGGCCTGTTACGTCGAAACGCATACATGCAAGAGCCATCGGCAAATGACTGGCAAGCAAGATAATATCATCAACCGTGCTGGTTGTGAAGGTAAACCTCTCCACGAGGTTCAAAGTTGAAAAGTTGCCGAACGTAGTTCGCAAAGGTGGTGCTAAAGTCTTACCTAGTGGGGTCCAGAAAGCGTCGGGATGGTCTCGTGCCATCTCTCTGTTCTCTTTACCGCGCACGACGCGAGCAGCTCGGCGACGTGACTTTGCCTTGGGGGCGATCTTGGTGTTTCGACCAGCAGCAGTACCTTGTTGTTGTTTGTTCATGTTGAAACTTGAGCAAATCAAATTATGGCCACAAGTTATTTATTTGCTAATGTAGCCAAATGATTAGTGCAATAAGCAATGCAATAAGCGTGCAACTAACCGTCATTGACGAATTTTGGTGCCCGTGGTTGAGTGGACCGGGTCTTTGGCCCACGTGGCGCGTGTTCAGAAAAGCTCATCAAGAAGGCTTGGATCAACCAAGCCCTCATGAGCAAACTGCCAACCCATGGCTCTGCACAGTCTGTCCAAGAAATCCAATTGATCGTTGGAGGCGCGACAAACAAACCGTGCCCCGCGCAAAACATCCTCGGAAGGAGGTTTGGAAGCAGGACGACGAAGGTCAATGTGTGCCAACAGCTTCGGGAAATTTTCAAAGACGGCGTGCCAGCGATCTCCAACCTTCGTGAAGGTGTGAGAGGTCAGAGAAAAGGGTCCACGTGGACCACAAGGGCTGGTTTTCTTGATGATGACGCCACACAACCGAGCCTTTTCAGGATCAACAACGCCAGCGTAACCTAAATCGTCTCCAAGAGCCGATGCGCGGATTGCACCACACAATTGAGCCTGCTTTTCACGAATGTTGCAGTTTTGCTCAGTCGTTGAAATGATGCCAGACATTGTCATTCCATAAATATCAACGGAAATCAAATGTTTCCCAACTGCAATGACATGAAGACCATTGCACAAGCTCTCAAGGATCATCTGTTCGCGGGTAACGTTGACGGCTGACGGCGTGCCGCCCGTCATCAACAAATTCCTACGACAGCCATCGTACATGATAGCGTCGCGACTGACCGAAAGATCCCAGCCAGAAGCGTCTTCATCATTCATATTGGCAAGGTTCCCGTCGGACAACCAATCAAGCACCTGACCAATACGAGCAATGCCCTCATCATGGTGGCCTAGACCCGCAAGAACTCGATTCTGGCAACCCTCTTGGTAACTCCGAATGCTTTTCTTGTTTTGAGAAATGTGCAAAACGCCCTGCACAACGGAGTCAACAATGGAAGGAACCCAGATGAGTCTCCAACGCTTGTCGGCAATTTTATTGGACCCATGAGCCTCGCTTTTGATGAAAACACAGCGAGGATCAATCACGCCGGCCAAAACGGCAGCAGAAGGCTCCAAGGTTCCCAAAGTACTCGCACAAGCCATACGCAATGCCATACGAAACTTGACCAAATACTTCAAGATATCTCGCTTTCCAGGCTCGAACCAAGCACCCTTAGTGCCAGGAAGAAACTTGGACGAGTAACCTGAACTCTTACTGCCATCAAAGCTGTTGACGATGTTGTCAAAAGCTATGTCGAAGTCCGCAAGAGCAGGAGCGCAATTAGGCAACTCAGAAAGACCGGACATATAAGTCTCAGCGAAGTCCGGGGCATCCTGGAAATGTTTCCAAGAGCGATCAGTTCGCTGATTCCGCAACTGGCCTTTAAGGGAGTCCAAAATCGCTCCAACCCCCGTTGGAGGCAAAACGAATTTGGAATCACCCTTTTCATCACGCATAGGAAACCCCAAAGAGTCACACACGTCCAGGTATACTGGATCCATGTGCTGCTCTCGTGTGGGCTTGTTGTACGTGATGTTTGAGCATGATCCAACAAACCTCGCCGCGACCTTGTCATCAGCATCAACTGCAAAGGTCTCATCTCTCCCAAACTCCAAGTTCCCGGCGTTTTGATACTCCTTGAACAGATTGGAGGTGGGGTGCGCAAACAGCAATTCGGACCCAACATCCGCTAAGCAAGACAATGCCTCAACATCGCTGTAAAGCATCCAACGAGCCAAAGCTTCATCAAGCTTGTAAGCAGTGCCTCGGACAGGAGTAAACCGGTCGGGAGGAGTTGGGCCGTTCTTAGAATCCTTCCAAAACTTCATCTTGTTACCAACAGGATCCAAGTGTGCTGGACACGCCGAGGGACCAAAAGTCAAAGGCAAAGAGCAGTCAAAGAACTTGCAATCCCAACCAGTACTGGGCACAGGTGGCAACAATACTGATTGGTTAACATAACGAGTGAACTGAAAGAAAGGAGAGCTACGGGAGATACTCTCATCAGCAAAACTTGTACCGTGAAGGGCCTGAGCGGTGCTCAAACCATCCTGCGGAGCAAGCAAACCGGGGGGCTCCACAAAGCTCGCAACCAAAGGCAAGACAGGAGGTGAACCTTCACCAACCAATCCAACCTCTGGCCAGGGCGCGAAGTCGCTACAAAGTCGATAAGCGAGCAAAGAGGCCGAAAATCCCTCGTAAGTTTGAAACTCGGCTTCCTCGCCAGAGTCACCAGCATCGGAAGGAGACGCACTCCAAAACCAACCATGACGACCCAGTGAAATCTTCCAGCAGTCCTCAAGGAACTTTAGCTCCTGTTGGACCTGCGACTTCGACAAGCAAAGGGTGTTGCCTAACTCTCGGACACCAAACTGAACGCTGGGAAAAGCACGAAGCAAAATCTCAATCAAAGGTGAGGAGAATGTGTCAGAAAGAAGGCCTGATGCACCGGCACGAGGACGGAACTTGGCTCGGCAAAGTTGAAGGGCCGCACGCGACGCTACAAAGGCAGGGGTAGACTTCTGAGACTCGTCTTCGTCTTCAGTGTCCGCCCAGTTAGTGCCAGTCTTCGACCTGAAAGCACCCATACCGGGGGTGAGAGTAACTGCACGGCCTAATTGAATTTCGGCGTGAGTCTCACCTCCAGCAAACTTAGCTTCTAGCTTAGCTTTGTGATGCGCTGCGACATCGGTGTCCTTGGACTTCTCAACGGCGGTGGATGCACGGTGTTCAGCCTTGGTCTTCTTCAAGCGAGCCCAGGGCGCCTGTCGGCGGCCTTCCTCGCTAGATTCATCCCGTGGTCGATTTCCATACAAAACCTGGAGCAACTGGTCCATAATTCCATCAAGCTCAAGCTTAGCTCGAAGAGCTAAGATGGCATGACAAGAAACACCAAAATTCCGCGCATCAGACCCAGATCGACCATTCCAGCAGATATGTCCGAAAACAATGCAAGAGCGGCCGTTGTTGACCTGGATTCCGGGTGAGCCAGAAACAGTGTTGAAAGTCCCACAAGTGTGACCAACAACACCTCGGCTCTCCTCGCAAAGAGTGTCAGATGCAATAGCACCACGGCAAGCCATGATGCGGCCAGCAGAGATGCCATAAGTCGTGACAACACCTCTACCAGAAGTACTGTAACTTCCACGCTTCGCAGCTGACAAACCAACATCAGAAAAGATGGTCATGTCAGGAACTTCAATGGCGCACAAATCGTCGCCAGTGTTAGAATACTCATCAAGACCCTCCTCAAGCACATGGACAATACGAGTAAGCAAAGGGATGCGCCTTCGTTTGCCGTTAGGATCACGGAACAACCAAAGATCCTGGCCATGGCCGACGTAACCAGGCTTGAACAAGACGTGGCGAGCAGTGAAGAAGTACTTCCCTTCTCGCCACCCAGTGCCAACCACAGTAACGCAGCCAGGGGAGAGCTCGACTCCAAGAAACCCAACAAAGCTGGGCAAAGAGTGAAGTTCAATAACCATAGGATCAGGGGAAACAGCCAACAAAGACTCATCGTGAGATCCACGGAATGTGTTCGGCTCAACTCTGTATGAGGTGGTGAGACCCCCCAAAGCGTTTTCCGTGACAATCTTCTCAATAACACGATGAAGATCACCAGCAGCTGTTCGCTCACACAAAGTATCGCCAATCATCACGAAACCCGGTTCAAGAGTCTCAATCTGGGCGTCCTTGGGCTGTTCACGCCAATACCTACGGACAATCTTGTAGGAAGCCAAGAGAGCAGAAGAAACAACAAGTGCTGTTCTAACCTGCTTCAAAGGCAAACTTTGATCAACGGTGCCAAGATCAAGCACCTCAAGCTTGCTGAAAGACGTAGTGATATTCAACGAACGCAGTAAACTCTTGAAGACCCATCGCTCCGTCCTCGGGTTGTACCAAAGGCAGGGGCGACCGATCGGACCAAGGTGGGCGTTCTGCATCTCAATCAGGCGAGCAAAATTTTCCATGTCGGCAGAGCACGTAGCCCATTCCGCAACACAGTCAACACGACACACCTTGTGACCACCTGAAAACCGACCAATGTGTGGCACAAAAGGACGAGGGGCAAAGCAAAGCAAAGCATCCTCCTCACTACACACATAATGCTTAAGACCCCACTTCCACGGGCCAACGACAATATCGTCAACCGGAGAAGGCAAAGGAAGAGCAGTCATGATCGATAAAGAAGTTTGATAAGAGAGATGGAATTTCTATCTATTCTAAGTC